ATAACTATTGGCCTCATAGTAAGAATGTGCTTGGTGATGTTTTTACATGGCTTAATAAGCAAATGAGAACAATCACCAAATCAGTTATGAAGTTGATGCTGCAAGCTCAACTTGCTGCTTTGGCGCAGTTTGTCGTTCTTCTTGTTACAGGGTATGTGTTAGCTTCTTTAGTCTTTCGTAAAGGACTACTTTGGGGGCCGGCACGTTCATATGTATTAGCTCAAGAAGGGCAAGATATAGGAGCGGAACCATTGGAGCAGCAAAATAAGGGTTCTAAAGTTGCCATTTTTGGCGGTTTTGTGGCTCTTTTTATAGCCGCTTTGTGTGGTCTGAAATCTTCAGCGGTTTCAGCTGCATATAAAGAGGCTAAGTTATACATTACTGATCTTGAAAGTTTGTTTGATCCAGACAACTTTAAAAAGTTCATTAATGCAATGGTGCGTTGTGCTGGCTTCACACCACCATTTGAAGTTGAAGACGATCTCCTTGATGAGATTAACGACTGGAAAGAGGACGTTACGCGCCTACTTAATTCTCGAGTGTACCAGGAAAGGGTAGCCTCCGATCCTGAACTAATTAAAGAATTAGATGCATTACATACTAGATATGAGCGTTATTTGCCAAAAATGCGTTCATTGAAAGGAACTGATGCAGCTAGTTATGTAGTTCTTGGGAATAAATTAGGACATGCTTTGCAGACCATCAGAATTGGTGGTGCACATGTGCGGAAGCGACCACAACCTGTAGTTGTGTTATTTTCTGGTCGTACACGTCAAGGAAAATCAGCACTTACCAATTTGGTAGCCAAAACTATTTGGGAGTTGCAATATCCCAAATTGCCATTTGTTGCACATAAAGCTATTTATGATAAAACTTTTGGAGAGGAGTTTTGGTCGCAATATGCAAATCACTCCACAACGAGAGTTGATGAGTATTTGCAATCTACGAGTACAGATATTAATACGAAATTAACTACTCCTCTTATGACTGCCATGACAAGTGCACCGTGCCCGTTACAGACTCCTTTTGGAGATAAAGGTTTAGTGTATTTTACTTCCCACGGGTTAGTATTGTGTACCAACAATACATCACATCAAAATACAGGATTACAGGACGCATCGGCTTTGTTAGCTCGGTATGACATTTGGGTTGATGTTAAGAAGTTAAAAGATCTAACGCAACGTGAAATAGACGAATTGGACTTGGATAAATTGAATTCATGTTATGAGCTAACTGAGTCGATGGATCAACGTTATACCCGTAAGTTTCCTGATAAGCAACACATTGATCTTTATGATCTGTGTGATTATATTACTAAAATTTATGCTAAGAGGAAAGATCCTAGTACGCAACTTGAAACTCGTATTAGTGAATTGTCTGTGGTATCAGCGTTGAAGAATAAGACTCATCCGAGGAAACCTGTCTCTGGCCTTGTTAAGAAGTGGAAAGCTGAAGATAAGGCAGCTGAAAAGAAGGCGTTAGATGATAAGGAGTTTGCTGTCAATTGTAAATGGGTCGTTACTGACGATTTTCCACATAAAGTGGAAGATTGTAAGAAGTCCGATTGCAAAGATAGTCGTTGTTATAAAGGCCTTCCGAAACATTCATATCCTGGAAAGGGTAAGGAAGTTGATGAAGATTATTATGATGCTGAGTCTATGTCATCTGAAGAGTCTGACTTTATACCATCGCGGGTAGAGGTTGTTAATCCTTCAGCTACAGATTGGGAAACTTATGCTACAGTTGAGGTCACAGGCTTGAAAGGACAGTGGTATCGTATAAAGAAATATCCTGGATTAGGATTTGGACTTTATATGGGGTGTCATCGTTCAGATTGCGTGTGTAAGAAGATAGTAGAAGTTTCAGCCAAAAAACCGTTTGTGCCTGTTACTAAGTGTTCAGTTATGAAACTTGCAGAAATAAAGAAGTACTTTGTTGTTAAGACGAAGAATGGAAATCATTATTGTAAGTTTGAACCAAAACATCAGTCCGTCGCGGTACATTGCGACGAACAGTTTTGGTATGTTGAACAGGTGGATCATCATGCTATGAAAAATAAGACTTATCGAAGGTTTAAGAATATGGGAAATGTGAATTTATTCACGTTCACAGGTAAACCTGACGGTTGGACACGGAAGAGTAACGCACCATGCACTAGGTTTTATGGAACTGAGGAATACGAAGAGTATACTGAGTTGACTAGGGAAGCTGGTGTTAGTACGTTAAGGAAGATCCTTAATTGGGTTTATGACAGCAAGGCACTTCGGTGGATTGGTGTTATAGGCGCAGTAGCGGCTGGGATTGGAATGTTGTTGTCAACTTATGGTGCAGATCATAAAGATATGGCATCCCAGTCTAAGGTATATGAGGGTAAGGCAGAACCTAAAGTTACTAATGGAAATAATCCAATTATTTCAAAACGTAGTGTGCCTAAAGATGTTAAAGATAAAAATTTAACACCTCATTCTGGTAGTTACTTGAGCCAGGAAGGAGGACGTCTCACTTCTAATACACGTGTTATAAGTGTGTATTTTATGAGCGGGAGCGTTGAGAATCAAGTAAATCAGTTTATAGTTATGGTTACTCAAAATGTTGGGTTCATTTGTAAACATTTGGTAGATAGGCCGAATATTACTAGAATTACCATCGGTACATTAGATGGAGTTGTGAATTTGACTTTTTTGCCTGATCAGTATAAACTGCATTTGTTTCATCGTGATGAAACAGCTGTTCTTGAATTAAAAGGAAATTTTGTAATTAGTGGTTGTAGAGATATAACTTCTATGTTGCCAGATTTGCCCACTACTACTAAGGTGAACCGGGTGGTTCGTTATGGTATGAAGATAATTCAAGGATATGGGAAGGTAACAATTGAAGAGGCGGCTAGCCAGAAATTAATCAGTCATGATTCTTGGAACACCATTAATGGTGAGCAAAGCAAGATGTGGTTTGTTGCTGGTGCTGTTTTTGAAATTGGTACTTCGGTTGCTGGTGATTGTGGAATTCCATATTTGGGTTTTAATGGTGATCAGCATAATTTTAGGTGGATACATACGGGTTTAGCCGGAACACGTCATGCTGTAGCTACGGCTATCAGCAAACAGCACTTAGCAGGTGTTGGTGTTAAAGACTATCAATATTGCGAACCTCAGTGTTTGGTGATTACACCATATGAGGGGATGATTCCGCCAGGTTTACAACCTGTAGGGAATATCCAGAAATATTTTCCGACTAAACAAAAAACTGCCTATCAGGTGAGTCCAGTTCACCTAATTTCAGATCCAGAATTAATGGATGTCATACCAGTGACAACCCATTTACCATTTACGCGTTTTGCAAAATCGCCCTGTGAGGGGAGTTCTTTTTTGCAAAGTTGTAGATTTCAACATCAATATTATCCAGCTTTGAATACTTCTTTGATGAATTTTATGGAGACTGAAATTGAATATATTATGAAGGGATTTAGTGCCGCTCAGACTTATGTTAAGTTTAATATAGTGCAAGCTGTATTTGGACATAAGAATTTGAAGTCTATGGATATGACGACTTCTGTGGGCCCTACTATTCAAATATTGTTTCCTACGCGTACTAAGCGAACAGATTGGATAGACCTTGATAATAAAACCATAGACCCTTGGCTTGTGGCTGAGGTTTTTCGTTTGTTAGATCAGTTTGCAAATGGAAAATTTGAGTTACCTCTTGTTAGGGTTATGGAAAAAGACGAAGCTTTACCGCTGTCAAAAGTAGCTAAGCGTTTGTATTATGCATGGGATCTTGCATGGCAAATAGTACAGAGAATGGTGTTTGGTGATGTACTGTCACACAATACTGAATATTTCGTCGAAGGGGTTGATTCCGTAGGAATTAATCCTCATGGTGCTGATTGGACAGCACTTGCCATGAAACTGGAGAAACATCCTTTGAAAATAGACACCGATTTTTCGAAGATGGATGTTACTACTAAGTTTTATTTCTTTTATCTATTGTTCCTATGGCTTAATGGACGTTTTAGATATAAGAAAGGTACACGTGACTACAACATACTATTTGGACTTTGTATGACTTGTGGTCAGCCGTTGTTAGTGTTTTTCAACCATTTAGTCGTTGCATGTGGCTTAAATGTGTCAGGATGGTTTCTGACATGTTTTGTCAACGGGTTTTTTGGAACATTAACGTGTGCTGTTACAGCTATTGTTATGTTGGCTTTAAAGTTTGGCCTGAAGAATGTCGATCATAGCGAACATATAACTACTGTAACTTTTGGAGATGATATGATAAGGTCGTGTAGCGAATTGGTGGAGCCAGTGTTAGAACCACATGCATTTGCTGCTCAGCTCTATGCGCTTTTTGGTATGATCATCACCGGAACAGTTAAATCCGAAGCAGGCGTTTGGCAAACGGATTTACAGAAATGTTCTTTCATTTCTAGGGGGTTTGTTAGACGCGGAATGTTTTATTTTGCGCCTCTCAAATTTGAAAGTCTGCATAAGATGTTACATTGGATACGGTACAGTAAAACAGAATCTCAGGAAGATGTTTTACAGTCTATTTGTAACAGTCTTGTCATTGAATTGGTAGTTCATGGCAAGAAAGTATATTGTGAGTACAAGGCACGGTATAAGAAAAGGTTCGAATTGTGTGGAGCTAAGTGGCCCACTAAATCTTACGCTCAGCTTTACGCTAAATACCTGGCTGCATATACGCAGGGTGATCTACCTGTGTTAATTGCGGGGATACATATTTAGAAGTGAACTGGTTCGTGTGGAACTAAAACACCGCCGTGGGGGGCGTTAAACCCAAATGCTTGACGGCTCAGTGCCTAGTCACTGTCCTTAGGTAAAGCTAGGTCTCTTGGCTATCCGGTTAATCCGCCGGGTCCCCTATAAGTAATAATTGGATTAGCATCATAAATGAAGCAGAGCCAACCAAATCAGGCTTTAAGATTGGTGACGAGTCGGAACAGACGACTACTTCCAAAGAAGAGTTTACCGTGATTCAGTACTCTGAGGAAAAAGGAGCTGGTGGAAAGTTGCTACCCACCTATAGGGAATTGATTAATCCATTCCCAGAACAAGCCCCATTGCCACAGCTCAGGCGCTTGCGTACCCTAACAACTGTTACGCTACCAGGCCCTGCGTTGGGATCATTTACCGGGATTGATCTCCAGGTATGGCAGCTACTCTCTGTAGATCCAGTACTACAGGGTTTGTTGCGCATGTTTAAAGGAATTTCATGTGCAGTAAAGCTATTCTTTTTGCAACGCTCTTCTCCGACCTCGTATGGAGTCTATTCAGTCAGTTATAGATACGGGTCTCCTTATGAAGAGGGCATCGTGGCAGGTGCGACCGGTAGATGGCTCGGTGTGTACGAGCGGTTTACGGGACCTACTTTCCTCGTCGATATTGGTAACGCAGCCTCGTTAGAGATTACGTTTCCCTATCGTTTTAATTTTCCTTATATAAATCCAACAAATGTTGGTTCTACATCCACGGATTACTTGTACGTGTCGATTCAGAACCTCATGTGTATTAATGATGGAGCATCAGATAATTTAGTAGTAGATGTTATGTACTCCATAGATGAAATAGATACAGGTTTATATACTTCGTCCAATCTCCTGGATGTTCAATCTGGAAAGGGACTTGTCCCTTCAGCACTAGAGACAGCCGCTTTCGTTGGTAGTCAGATGTTGTTTAATAAAATATCTGATATCATAGATAGTTATACGGAGCGTGTTCCTGGTAATACCACGAACACTGCTATGCATAGCAGCGGTCCTGCTTCTAGTCAAACCCCAGTCGGTCCCAGTGCCGGCGGTCAAACTAATAATATGCGAATATCCCGTTGGGGTAACTTGAGCGGTACAAAGTGTGGTAATACAGATGGTGACCTTGAAGCCACAGTGAACACAACCGTTCCTGAGTTATTCGGAATGCCAGATCAATACTCTCTCGGGCAGATTTGCAAATTACCTGGTTTAATTACTGTTTTTCGGTTTTCGTCAGCTGATGCTGTCAATACCAAAATCACTATACCAGTGTGTTTGAGAAATGTAGGTAAGAACATAGCGATAAATGAAGCAACATGGGCAGGGTATTACTCCATGTTTTTCCGATTTTATCGCGGTGATCATAAATACGTGTTCCATTGGAATACCTCAACATTAGTGGCCGCCAGAGTGCAGCTCTCTGTGCAGTATTTGCGCGAGTTCACCACGAATTCCCTTACTCTTTCCCCTGTGCCATTTCCGTCCGAGGAAATGCCCAATCAGATTTACCAAGTCAGAGGAAGTAGTGAGAAGGAAGTGGTCGTTCCTTGGCATGCATTTAGCCATATTAAACGACCTCGTGATGTAGTCGCAATGATTACTGTTACGTTGACGCAGCCTCCTAAAAGGAGTGGGACCAGTGAGACGTACATAAATTGTGCAGTCACGCATTCGTTACATAACGCGCACATGTATTCTATGTGCCCAGCTCAGTACCTTGATCCAGTGGTTACTGATAGAGAAGTTGCAACGAATGCATTGAAGGTTGCTACAGAAAAGTTTCGAACTCAGGAGCCAGACCGTAAGACGCAAGTGGAGCGCAGGAAAGGTGAAAAGTTTGAAAAGGAATTTGGATTTCTTTCTGTACAAAGTGATCTTCGTCTCATGCATGCAGGAGATAAAGGTGAGTTTGCCCTTACAGGCAGACAGGTGGATTTTGCAGCTCATTTAAATGAGGTGGCAGATCTATATACCCTATTTCGCAGGTGGGATAATGACGTAAATCAAGCCGATGGTGTTACACCTAACTTTCGGACTGATTGCACATTAAGGACTAGTGGGACTACCCCTATTGGTTGGACGAACTTGTCATTGCTAGAGCAAGCAAGTGAACCGTTCTTATTCAATACGGGGTCGATAGAAGTTAAACATGCACTTAAAGGCACGGTTACTGGTACTCAGTTTGTGTATATTAAGAGCATAGATCAACCTACTTCTACGCGTGTTGGGTTGGGAGCTTACGTTGTAGACGCAAGCGTCCAGCCCATCTACGAGTTTGTCCTTCCTTATTTATGTACTGCTCCAGCATACTTTCGAAAGCCCGGTGCCAGTATAATGTCACCGATCACGGCAGAAGTTGGATATACTTATGGTATTCCTGATGTAGATACAGCGCTCGTACGTGGGGGCTGTAATTTCAGGGTATTTTATCCGAACTGTTTGCCTGCGCTTGGCGCTTGGATGCAAACTGGAGCTGCACATTAGCTAGATAATGTAGATAGACAACTCGG